TAGAAGAATATTCCTTCGCAGATAACGTAGTAAGTTATCATGTTCCTTAAAAATTCTCTTTTACCTTCCAGTGTATTTATATTAAAGTCTGACCTGTTGATATCGGTTGATATTTCCATCAGGAAATCGTCTTTTGACTTTATGCTTGGTACAGACATATGGGCTTGATAGACCTCATCTATATCTAGATTCAAAGAGTCGCAGCAATAGACAACAGTCAGGTTATGGAGACTCTCTTCGTACGCCTGTCTAAGGATGTATTGTCTGCATTCAGCATCGGTTACAAATTTGAATATAGACAGCAGAAGATTGTTGGCTACCAAAGACTCGCTACCAGCAAAGAATCCTAGACATCTTTTGACTACAAGCTTTTCATTTTCAGACAGCGTTCCATTTTTCCATTGCTCAATATCTTTAGCCATAGAGACCTCTGTTGGCATCCAGTTATTCGCTGCGCCGTCAATGAACAAATCCCAAGCCCATTTATTTACATGTGGTAAAATTTGGTTTACAACTGCTACTTTGTCTGAAATTATTTCTTTACTTTTTTTCATTTCCTAATCTCTCAATAATCTTTTGGAGGAGGTCTTTTACTTTCTCAGCCTCTTCAGGCTTAAGCTCTAGAATATATTTTGGGGGAGATGTATTAGATTGTCTTGTCTCAATAAATCTCATTGGCAACTCTCGCAATCTGGGTCATCTATAGCGCAGGCCTTGATGCCATCTAGAGAGTCTTCTACTTTCTCTTCTCCGACAGTCTCCTCTACAGTAGATTTTTCCACTCTAGTTGCAGACTTGCTTCTTAGATAGTAAGTTGTCTTTAACCCTTGTTCCCAACAGTTTGTATAGATATCATTCAGATACTTAAGACTAGTACCCTTGTTATATAAATTAAAAGACTGGCCCATGTCAATCCACATCTGGCGTGATGCAGCTGCCGATATTAAGCTATCTGCGTTTACATCAAAAGCAGTTTTAAACCTCTGCTGTATGTCTTCTGGCAGGTCTATAGCCATAACATCTCCATCCGCAGCTTTCAATGCGTCAATCAGTTGTTGACACCAGATTCCCTTCTTTTTTGCTGCTTCTACAAAATGTTCGTTTATCATTGTAAACTCACCGCTTAATGTTGAGTATACGAAAAGAACAGAGTAGTCAGGTTCTATTGATTGAGAACAGCCTTGTATGTAAGAAATTGTAGCTGTTGGGGCAATCGCCATTACATTTGAATTTCTCATTCCGTGCCCTGCTATATGCTCCCTCACCTTATTCCATTCAAGAGTCTCGAAGTCTTCTGGTTTATATGACTTGGCTTTATCTCTAGAGTTCATAAGTCTACAATATGTATCTATTGGCAAATTGTTATAGCTCCACTCTGAGTGCATGTAGCTTTCATAATGACCTCTTTCCTTTGCTAACTTGGATGAGGTTAATATTGCATAGTAGGAAATAAACTCTTGAACTTTGCCGCACAGGTCAATTGCTTCCTGTGAATCATAAGTAATGCCGAGCTTATGCAACATACCGTGCGTGCCCATGATACCCAAACCAACAGGCCTATGTCTTAGGTTAGAATTCCTAGCTTCTTTAGTTGGATAAAAGTTTATATCAATGACATTGTCTAAACCTCTAACTGCTACCTCAACAGTCTCTTGCAGCTTCTTCCAATCTAAAGTTCTAACCTTAACGTGATTCTCAAGATTTACACTGGCTAGATTGCATACGGCCGTCTCACCAACCTCAACGACCTCTCCATCTTGATATTCAGTTGCTTTTGTATGAAGTAGTATTTCTGTACAAAGGTTTGAGGAATGTACAACCCCTTCATGCTTGTTGCTATATCTTATATTTGACGGGTCTTTGAATGTAATCCAAGGGTGGCCGGTTTCATATAAAGACTTAAGCATTTTTTTCCAGAGTTCCTTGGCTGAGACTACTCTAAAGCTTTTGACCTTGCCTTCGTCTGCGGCTTTCTTCGCCTTCCTGTATTCTCTGCTAAATCCATCTCCGTATTTTTCGTGTAGCTCAGGGAACTCAGAGGGGTCGAACAGATACCAGTCAGAGTCTTTCTGTGCTGCTTTAATGAACTCATCACACACCCACAAAGCTGTATTCATATCGTGGCATCTTCTTCTATCATCTCCAGTGTTCTTTCTTAAATCTAAAAAATCTTCAACGTCTATATGCCAAGGCTCTAGATAAGAACAGCCAGCTCCTTTTCTTTTGCCTCCTTGATTGACGCCAACCAAGGTGTCATTGAATATCTTTAACCAAGGAATTAAACCAGATGATTGGCCGTTTGTGCCTTTGATGTATGAGCCTGTAGACCTAATGGCCGTCCAGTCAACACCTAAACCTCCTGCGTACTTAGAAAGTCTTGCTTGGTTGTGGATAGTTCCAAAGATACCATCTATTGAATCGTGAACTGTGCTTAAATAGCACGACGACAACTGCGAGTGCCGCGTGCCACTATTAAACAGAGTTGGTGTTGAAGGGGAATACCTAAAGGTTGACATCATGTTATAGAACTCGATAGCCTTTTCCTCTTTGTTCTCTTCTTGCAAAGAGAGCCCCATAGCTACTCTCATATAGAA